GATCGCGGGCCTCGGGCCACAGGGCGAGGGCGTGCGAATCGCCAAGTCCGACCCGGACGTCTATGCGCTGATCGAGCCGCTGATCAAGAAGGCGGTGCTCGCGTGACGGATCCAATCGTCACCCTGATCCGGCAGGGCATCAAGGCGAACCTCGATGACGCGATTGATACCTGCGAGGTGTATGACCACTTCGCGCCGGGCGATCCGATCGCGACCTACCTCTGGGTTTATCCGGACGCGACCGACTACACCGAGTCGGCCGGCACGGATGCGCGCCGCTTCATCGTCGAGGCGATCGCGAGCCAGACAGACCCGGAGAGCGCGGAGGACAAGCTCGACTCGCTCATGTCGAATGGTGACGAGAGCGTGAAGAAGGCGATCGAATCAGACCCGACGCTCGGCGGCATCGCGGTCGGGATCTTCGTTCGATCCTGCACCGGCTATCTCTTCTTCGAGCGCGCCGGTACCAACTACCTCGGCGTGCAATGGACGGTCGACGTCCACGCGCCCAACGAAGACTGAGGGAGGTTCTCACCAGTGCTGAAACGCTACCGGGTCACCGGAGACTTCAAGGTGTTCGGCCACGCGAAGGGGCGGACTTTCGAGCACGACTTCGGCTCGGATGCCGCTGAGCGCATCCATCTCGACGCAGGGACGCTCGCGATCGTCGGCGAGCCGAATGCGGCGAAGCGGAGCGCGCCCAAGCGGCCGGGCGGCAGGAAACCACGACAAGGAGGCAAGCGATGACCAGGACGGCATCGTTCGTAATCAAGAACCCCTACATGAAGGTTCACAACGTCGACATCTCGGAGATGGTGCGGGAAGTCGAGGTCAACCGCGAGTACGCCGAGGTGGACGACACCTCCTCGGGAGACGGCAACGAGCACAACGCTCAGGGGATCGGCTCGGGATCGTTCGTGGCGACGCTTCGCCAGAGCTTCGCGACGGCCAATCTCGACGACCTGCTCGAGCAGATCTTCAGCACGGGCATCGATGTCGAGGTGGTTGTGGCACCGAGCGGAAGCACGCTTTCGGACACGAACCCCGGCTGGAGCGCGCTGTGCTCGCTCCGGAAGTACACGCCCTTCTCGGGCAAGATCGGCGACCTCGTCGAGGTCAAGGCCGAGTTCAAGGCCCAGGAGGAGATCGCCCGCACCCTGACTTGATGCCAGTAGGAACGGTCAGGGTCAGCGGCTACCGCGAGCTGATGCGCTCTCTCCAGCACGCCGAGAAGGACGTGCGGAACCGGACGCGGAAGCGCCTGCGCGAGCTCGCCGGCCCGGTGCGCGACTCGGCCCGGTCGAAGCTCGGCGCCTATAGCGAGCGCTCGGCCTCGAAGCTCGGGATCAGCGTGCGGCAGCGGGGCGTATCGGTCGAGCAGCGACTCCGAAAGACGACCGGCAAGCGCCCGGACTTCGGCTCGCTGCAGATGAGGAAAGCCCTCCTGCCGGCGCTCGGCGAGAAGGCGGGAGAGGTCGAGCACGGCCTCGAGCAGATGCTCGATGAAGTGATCCGAGAGAACGGCTTCTAGAGAGGGAGGAGCGATGGACGAGACACAAGTAGAGATGAGGAGTGCCGGCTTCCGGCTGGCAGATGAGGCGTATGACTGGTTCGTCAGCGACCGCGGCGTCGACCTGATCCTGATCGACCGCGTGACAGAGATGCCGGTGCAGGCGTTCTTCCGAGAGCTGGAGGCCTCGCAGGATGACATGCGCGGGCCGCTTCTCCTCGCCCTGATCGCGACCTCGATCCGGCACAAGCATCCCGACTGGAGCACGGGCCGAATCGTCCGGATCGTGATGGAGCTCTCGCTCGACAACGATCTCGAGATTATCGCGGGCGACGAGGGAAAAGGTCCGGCGGAGGCATCGCCCGAGGTCTCGCCGACGTCTTCGCCGACGTCGAGCGAGTCGCCGGCTATCCCCTCCGCGACCTCATCCGCGAGCCCGAGCTCCTCTGGCGACCCTGGGTCGGACTCGTGATGCACATCGGGCCGAAAAGCATGGTCTGGGTATCGCTGAGCGATTACGTCGCCGCGTACGAGGAGAGTCGAGACAATGGCTAACAAAATCAGTGTCGAGATTATTGGCGACACCTCGAAGCTCGAGAGCGCCTTCCGCCGAGCAGGCGTGAAGACGGAGGGCTTCGGGTCGAAGCTCGGATCACTCGCGAAGGGCGCGGCTCTCGCGGCCGGAGCCGCCGGCGTCGCTGGCCTCACGGCCACGATTGTGGCGGGTGTCAAGGAATACTCGAGTGCCGAGCGTGTCGCCGCTCAGACGAACGCCGTGATCAAGTCCACGGGCGGCGTCGCGAACGTCTCGGCCAAGCACGTAGACGAGATGGCCTCGAAGATCCTTCGGCTCTCCGGCATGGACGACGAGGCCGTTGCGAGCGGCGAGAACATGCTCCTCACGTTCCGCAACATCCGGAACGAGGCGGGCAAGGGCAACGATATCTTCGATCAGTCCACGCAGGCGGTCATGGACATGACCGCGGCCTTCAATGCGATGGGCAAGGAAACGAAGCCCGCCGACATGGCGCTCCAGCTCGGCAAGGCGCTGAACGACCCCGCGACCGGGATGTCGAGGCTCCAGCGGATTGGCGTCACCTTCACCAAGGGGCAGATCGACGCGGCGAAGGCGATGGCCGCCTCGGGCAACATCGCCGGCGCTCAGAAGATCATCCTCGCCGAGCTGAATAAGGAGTTCGGCGGATCGGCCGAGGCAGCAGGAAAGACGCTGCCGGGCAAGCTCTCGATCCTCCGAGAGAGCTTCAATAACGTGGCGGGCGAGATCGTCGGAGCGGCGGCGCCGGCCATGACCACCTTCTTCCAGAAGGCGCTCGACGCCTTGCCGAAGTTCGAGGATCTCATGCGCCGAGCTCTCGGCTACGTCGCACCCGCGATCCGAGGGCTGGCGGATGCCTTCGATAAGGCTTGGCCCGGGATCTCGGCGCTCCTCGACGGCATGGCAAGCGTGCTGCGCGACGCCCTCGTTCCTATCTGGCAGAAGCTCTCGGCGATCGGCGCGAAGACGATCGAGGCCATCGGGAAGGTGCTGAAAAAGAACGGGCCGCAGATCAAGGCCATCTTCTCCGACCTCGGGAAGATCATCAAGAACCTCTCGAAGGTCATCCTGCCGATCCTCGCGTTTGCCTTCGAGAAGGTGCTGCCGGTAGCTCTCAGGATCGCGATCCCGATCGTGAAGCTTTTCTCGAGCGTGCTGGCCGGGTACACCGAAGTGGCGGCAGACGTGGCGGTGGCGATCGGCTCGTTCTGCAAGTTCGTTGCGAAAACGATCCCGGATGCCTTCGGCTCCGTCATCACCTGGCTCAAGAGAAACTGGCCCGAGATCGCGACTGTGATCTCCGGGCCCTTCGCGCTGATCGTCGGCCCAGCGACCGGAGCCTTTGGGGTGCGAGATGCGCTCGTGAAGGCGTTCCAAGCCCCGGCGTCCTGGCTCGGCTCGGCGATCTCCGGAATCACCGGGTTCATCACCGGGAAGGCGTCGGACTTCGCTACAGCCGGCGCGACGCTCGGCGGGAAGGTGAAGGATGCAATTCTCGGCACCATCTCGAACCCGGCGAGCTGGATCTCCGGCAAGGTGACGGCGATCGCCACGGCGATCGCGAACCTGCCCGGCGAGTTCGCCTCGGCCGGCACGAAGCTCGGAGGCAGGGTGAAGAGCGCCCTGCTCGATGTCTTCGCCTCTCCGGCCTCATGGGTACGCGACAAGATCGGCGGCGTCGCCTCAGCGATCGGGGGCTACGTCTCCGACTTCGCCTCGGCCGGCGCGAAGCTCGGGAAGGCCTTTTTCGATGCGATCTGGGGCGCCCTGAAGAACATCGGCGCGAAAATCGCCGGGGTGCTCAAGGGGCCGATCAACGCCGTCTTTCGCGCCCTGAATGCGATCGAGATCCCGAGCGTCTCCGTAAAGATCGATACCCACATCCCGGGCGTCGGGAAGGTCGGCTTCACCATCCCCTCGATCGACCTAATACCGGGCACGATCCCCCTACTCGACTCCGGCGGCATCGTAACCGGGCCGACGCTGGCGGCGCTCGCCATGAACCGCAGGCCGGAGGCCGTGGTCCCGCTCGGTCGGGGCGGCCTCGGCAACACCTATGTGTTCAACGTTCCGCTCTCGAACGTCTGGGGCGACGACCCGAAGGCCGTCGCGCGACGGGTGCATGACGAGCTCAACAGTCTCGTGGACTCGGGCGAGATCCCGAGCCTCTTCACAGGGCGGACGGCATGATCTCTGGCATAGCCGAGAAGCTCGAGATCGCCTTCGGTTGCGGCCCGAACGATACTGTCGCGGAGGAGGATTGGACGAATGTCTCGGCCGATCTGGCCGATGATCGAGGCCGCGATCAGTCGATCGCGCCGATGCGCGGGCGTTCCTACGACCTCGACCGGATCGACGCGGGCTCGATGCTCTGCACGCTGACGAACCTCGACGGCAAGCTAACGCCCGGCAATACCTCGGGCTACAACGCGAAGGCGCGGCACCCGATCCGCTACTCGGTGAACGGGCAGGTGACGTGGCGCGGCTTTACCGGCGGCTTTTCGCCGAGCTATCCGGGCGTGAAGGGTGCGATCGTGCAGACGCAGGCGCTCGATGCCATGAGCCTCCTGAACCGGCGCAAGATCCCAGCGGGCACGACCTTCTCGCAGGAGTCGATCGGTGACCGTTTCGCAAGCGTGCTCCAGACGGCGCTCGGCTACTCGCCCAGCATGTGCGACCTGGATGCCGGGCTCATCACCTGCACCGCGACGGACGACATGGGCGGGCAGAATCCACTCTCGCACCTGCAAGATCTCGCGCTCGCGGAGGGCGGTCGCTTCTTCGTCTCGCGTGCGGGAATCTGGACGTTCCGAGACGTGCTCGCGACGCTCGCGCAGTTCGCGACCAATTGCGGCACCTTCGGGTTCTCGGATGGCGACCTGATCTACCGTCTCGTCTCCGACCAACTCGACCACGACGACTCGAAGATCATCAATCACGTCGAGATCACCGCAGGTTCTGGCAGCGTCTTCACCGCTGAGGATCAGGACTCAATCGACGCCTATGGTCGGTGCGACTTCGCCGCCTCATGGGGCATCTCGGATTCGGACGCGCAAGCGCGCGCATACCGCTTGATCCGTGAGCGCTCTCAGCCTGCCGTGCGTATCCCTGCCCTCGAGATCCTGCATACGCGCTGCCCCGATGTCGCGTGGCCGGTGCTGGACGCGCTCGAGATCGGCCAACGCTTTACCTTCGACCCGCCGCCGAATGCGATCGGGCTCGAGACGTGCGACGTGATTGTCGAGGGCGTCAACTCCTCATCCACTAAGGGCGAGTATCACGTGTTCGTACAGCTCAGCCTCGCAGACACCCAGCGCTACTGGCTCGCCGGAATCGCGGGCTACTCAGAAGCCAATTCCACCACCGTCGCTTTCCCAGCATAGGAGGATCGATGACCGCGCAGCAATTCCCGCTTCCGCTCGGCCCCGAAGGACTCCTTACTACTTCCGACTCCCTCAATGCCTTCGCGCAGGCCCTCGGTCTTAACTGCCTGGCGCCGGGCTGGGATGGGTGGGTCGATGATGTCATATCGCCAATAGCGGTAAGCAATTCCACCGACCTCGTATTTGATGGTGCTTCCTGGGGCGACCAAACTAGTCGTTATCCAGTAGGCACAAAACTATCTTGCACAGATAACAGCGTGACGAAATACGGCTATGTCACGCATACGCAAGCCAACGGTACTCCGACCTTCACAACCCTCTTTTGCATCTGGGCCTTGGCCGATGGATCGGCTACGACGCTTTCGGGCGTCCCCACTAACCTGCGCATCTCCTACATGGACACCGCCTCCGGGTTCCCGAGCGCCTTCGTTTTCACGCCTGGAAGCATAACGGGCTGGTCTGGCACGCCCACGACGGTCTTCAATCTGTCTGTGATCGGTCGCAACGCGAAGGTGAGGTACTACATCAATGGGACGAGCAACGCTAACTCCGCGTCATGCGTTCTCCCATTCGCGGCGGCGGCGAATGCAGGCGACAACTGGCGCGGTGCTGTCAGCCTTGCGATAGACAACGCGGCGGTATTCGGCACCGCGGAGGCCCAGGCCGTTCAGAACTCGACCGCACTGCGATGGCTTCGGAACAACTTGGCCTCGGGCTGGACTACATCGGGTCAGAAGGCCGTCATGGGCGTCATCGACATACCGATTTAGGAGGCACGATGAACGCGAATCAGAAAAAGGTCTGCGAGCACGCGGAGAGTTACCTCGGGCAGCACGAGGTCCCGCTCGGCTCGAACGATGGCGCGTTCGTCCGGGCGTGCTTCAAGTGGACGTGGCTCAAGTTCTCGACCATCCCGAAGGGACAGGCGTATTGGTGCGCCGCCTTCGTGTGCCGCGTGCTCGGCGAGCTGTTCGGTCGCCTCCCCTGGCCCTCGGCCGGTGCCCACGATCTCTACGACCGCGCGAAGGCCGCGGGCTGCGCGATCAAGACGCCCGTCCCTGGGTGCATCG